ATTATTTGAAAATACCACTTAGTGTATTTGTTGTCTATAAAATGAATCATTATTTGTCATTGACTTAAATTATTAATTGATATATTATATATAAATGGATACCTTGAAAGGGTTAAAATGTCTTACAAAACACAATTAGAATCAATCTGTCGTCAAAATTTGTCTAGCGCGCAGTTGTGCGCTAAGTGGCAAGATCGTAAAGGGCTGGCAGCAGTCGAATTGCGTAAGTTCATGAAGATGACGCCAAAGCAGTATCGCAAGACTTTGGTTTCAATGACTAACGTCGTTGAACAGTCAATGTGTGCCCAAGAATGGGATAAGATCGAATTTGACAAGTTGCCTTCTGTTGCGTCAAAGATTTACATGAAGGCATTCACCAAGAATGCGACCGCGCAATATATGAAGTACAAGGAAGCCTTGACGAAGGGCGAAGCGAAGATCAATGCATCGGCGATCTTCCCGTACCAAGTTATTCAAGGTATGCGCCGTGGTGACGCAACCGTTGGTATGGCGCAATGGGGCGCACTGCCTAACTATTTGGGCGATGATAAGATTCTGACTATGGTAGACGTGTCGGGGTCAATGAACTGCCCTGCTGGCAGCAACGTGAGTTGTATGGATATTGCAGTGTCTCTTGGTCTGTATATTGCAGATAAGCAACAAGGCGCATTCAACGGCATGTTCTTGACGTTCTCGGAGAAGCCTCAATTGGTGCAGTTGACCGGTAACATTCAACAAAAGATGTCGCAAATGCAACGCTCCGACTGGGGTATGAACACCAACATCACCGCGGCATTCGATGAAGTATTGGAGGTGGCAACTCGTAACAAGGTTGAAGTATCTGAAATGCCCAAGTTCATCTTGATCATGTCAGATATGCAGTTTGATAGATGCTCCAACATGTCTGGGCTGGAAATGATTCGTACAAAGTATGAAGCGGCAGGGTACGAAGTTCCGAAGATTGTTTTCTGGAACTTGAATGCAATACACGCAAACGCGCCGACGACGGTCCGTACAGATGGTGTTGCATTGATTTCAGGATTCTCGCCTGCAATCATGAAGTCCGTGTTGAAAGCAGAAAACTTTGATCCATTGTCGATTGTTATGCAAACGATTAACGGTCCTCGTTATCAGATGATTGAACTGTAATTTATTGACAATAAATGCCACGTATGCGACAATGTATACGTGTCGTTTTTACATCATGAAGAATGAAATGAATTGTCAAGAAAAACCAAAGAACACACTCTGTCCGAATCAGGGGCACACTAATTGATCCTCCTGTTTCAGCAACGAGACAAAAGGATTTCTATGACAATCAACCCAGCGGAGAAATCTAAATGCAAGTAGTAATTAACAAACTGTCAACCTATGACGAAATTATCGGTCAAGTATGCGGTGGTTTTCTGCCAGCAACTACTAATATGGAGGGTATATGGTTGTACCAGCCTTGCGCCTTGTGGATGATGCAAACTCAGCAAGGTACTGGTGCATCATTCGAGACCCCGTTGCTCCTAGCTGACGATGATCACCCAGCTTTCTTCCCGTACCACGCAATCAATATGTACACCGAGAGCGTAACCGAGTACGAAAAGCGTTATCTTGAATCGGTCTCTGGAATTTCTCTAGCAACATCACTGAACGGGTAATAAAATGTTTCGGATTCCTACGTCCCTTCTTTCTCATGGTGTATCTGTTGTGACAACGGACACACCTAACACCACATTGAAACTGAAAACTCTTGAAGGAGTAAATCTGTTTCAAAAACGTTGTAAGTTGTTGGACTACGCAAAAAAGAACGGCAATGAGGAAACTTACATGAATTATATGCGCCAGGAATTCAATGATGTGAGACAAGAAATGTCAAACTTTATCAACGATCAAGATACAGCACGAAAGTACAAGATGGACGAAAGTGATCCGTACGGATGGGCAATCTATTATGAACTTCTGGATCGGTGGGTCGTTGCTGACTGGTTTGCGAATAAAATTCCTTTGGTGAAAGGTGCATAACATGACCGAATTTCGTGCATTGAGTAAGGGTGATCAAATTGAACTTCAAGTAAAAGTGCGTCGATTGGAAGAAGAAATTGCTTACATGAAACGTCAACTTATTGAACTTGCATATGAACGTGACGGTATTGTCGAAGAAATTATCGACATTCAAATGAAGGAAATGGAACGCGAAATGGAGGCACAACTTCATGAAGGAACATGATCTATTTTTGACTCCCGAGGCATTCTTGAGTATAATTCAAGATCGAATGATAGAAAAGCGTATCAACATGATCGATGCAGTTCTCGATTATTGCACAGAGTATTGTATTGACGTTGATGATGTTGTGCCTCTGATTACTCGTCCCATGAAAGAACTGATCAAGAATGATGCAATGGAAACGGGTCTTATAATGAAGGAAGCGAGTCTGCCCGTATGAATATGAGAACTGTATATAACATTTTGTAGCCGATGAACGTCATTGTCGGAATCTTATCGGCAATGACTGACAACGTGTGGTCCGCGGTGTTCGTCTTTGTGCTGCGATTGCGATATATTATATTTTGGAGTATAATCTAGTATGATTATCTTTCGGTATCTTTCCATGATTAGTATCGGGCTTGGAATAGGAATGTCTATTGGTGATCTTATTCGCGGAATACAAATAATCGATGGTGCATTGCTTATCATCATCGGTCTTATTATTCAAATCATTTGTATGTTGAGAATCAAGCAAGTGGAATATTAGTGCAAAGCGCATTATCCAATGCTGAAAATTAACAAGTTTACCGGTCTATGTTATATTGATAACACCTATGATAATCCTAGATTAAAAATTCAATGTATCATAACAAAAGCCAAACCAAGGTGGAATTTGGGATTGGGCAGTCATACTGTATCTTACTATACGGAATGGATTAAAGATATTGATGTTGTTGAGGTTAACTTTTGTGGTGAATAATGTTATCAGGTTGGACTTTTTTCAAGATTCACAAGGCGATTGACTTTCATTTCAACGTAGCATCATATGACGTGATAAAGTATTCGGGCAAGATAAATGTTTCACCAGAAAAATACGGAGTTAGAAGTGACAGATACAGATTCGAATATTACGGTGGTAAGTTCTTTAACCGCGAAAAAGCGGCTCAGTTCTGCATTGCTAACTTTATTCGTGGCAATCGGGACTTTATCTACAACAGTTATGAGGACGCTGAATCTGAATATCTACAGTGGCGCAAGATCCAAGATTCAATCACAAAAGTATTCCAAGACGATCTTAATAAAATAGAATCACGTGCAAAAGGAGTTGATATCTTTTCGGTAACTCCGAGTGGAAATCAGCCTCCTTTGTTGCAAATGATCAAGGCAAGTTTTATTACTGTCGAAAGTGCTGTTTTGCTATATAATGAAGGCACCAACAAATTTTTTGACACGTGGGCAGAAGTATGTAATAATGATCCATATGCAAAAACTTTGGTAATGCGTTGTATGAAGTATCGACCTTTTGTCAAATACCAAAAAGACAAGATTCAAACAATAATCAAGGAGCATAAGTTTCAAAATGGGCAAGTCAGTTAAGCGGTACGCCAAGTCATTTTATGATGATGACAAGGAAGATAAGCGTAACAAAAGCAGTCATTATAAGCATTCCACAGCAAGCATAATTAGTAACGTGGATGAATATGATTTTGATGATGACCAAACAGAATTGGCATTAGAACTAGAATATCATCTGCGAAGAAATAACCGTCGTTTATAATCGTGTAGTACCAAAAGCGTTTACATTTCGTTTACAATCGTGTATATAGGAGATACAATATGGCAATTAATCCTGCCCTACTAGCCGCCGTTCAAAAGTTACAAGCGGGCGGCTATTCAAACCAAGATGATAATAAGGAAGATTTCTGGCGGTGTGAAACAGACAGTGCTGGTAATGGTTTCGCTGTCATTCGTTTTCTTCCAGCAAAGTCCGACGATCAACTTCCATTCACCAAAATATTCGACCATGGTTTCCAAGGTCCGGGCGGCTGGTTCATCGAGAAGTGCCCAACCACAATCGATAAAGAATGTCCGGTATGTGAAGCAAATGGTCCTCTTTGGAATTCGGGTTTGGAATCCGACAAGGGAGTCGTTCGCAAGCGCAAGCGTCGTACATCATTCATTTCCAACATCAAAGTCATTTCCGATCCAAAGAATCCTCAGAACGAAGGTAAGATTTTCAAGTTCAAGTATGGCAAGAAAATCTTTGATATGATTGCAACCGCGATGCAGCCTCCGCTGGTTGAACTCGATGCCGGTGAAGCAGTAGCAATCGATCCGTTCAGTTTAACGGAAGGTGCTAACTTCAAGTTGAAGATTCGCAGGGTTGAAAAATACGCAAACTTTGAGAAGTCGAGTTTCGATAATGTCTCTACATGTGATATTGATTGGAAAAAGTTGTTCGATCTTTCCGTCTATAACGACGAGAAGATGTTCAAGAGTTACGAAGACCTGAAAAAGCGTTTCCTAAAGGTAACTGCTGGTGGGACTGCAAAGCCAACTCAAATGAGCACGTCAACCTCCGATATG